TATTCACCCCCTGTATTTTCAAATTTAGATGCTTGAGGTCGGCCTCGAACCATTAAGGGAGCCACCCACGATTATGAACCACAACCCTCACATTCAAATGGAGAATCTGTTGGTTTTGACGATAACGCCATTTCTACCAATTTCTCTTCCTCTTGATTAACGTTTTGGGTATATGTAGGGTTTACTACTTCTTGTGATTCGTTTGTGGGTTTAGACGCGGACATATCAATTCCTAATCCTTTTATTGGGTCCACTGCTGACCTTGTTCTTAGATAGTACATACCGGTTTTTAACCCGAGTTTCCATCCATAGATGTGTGCCGCAAGTACTTTCGTTTTATTTGCATTATCAATGAACAAATTCAATGATTGGGATTGGTCAATATAAATTGACCTATTTGCTGCCATGGTTAAGATTCTTTTTTGTGACATCTCCCAAACTGTTTTGTAAACTTCTTTTACTTCTACAGGAATTTCGGGGATGTTTTGAACCGAACCGTTCTCCATGATTAATTTTTTCTTTAACTCATCCGACCACAAACCTCTTTCAAGTAATTCATTTACCAAGTGTTTATTGATAACAATAAATTCACCTCCTAATGTTCTTCTTGAGTAAAGATTTGATGTAAATGGTTCAAATGCTTCGTTGTTACCAAGAATCTGTGCGGTAGATGCTGTTGGCATTGGTGCTACTAACAATGAGTTTCTAACACCATGTTTAACAACCTCTTTTCTTAATGATTTCCAATCCCATCTTCCACTTGTATCCTTATCGGTTTTACCCCATAATTCATATTGGAATTTACCTTCTGATAATGGGGAACCTTCAAATGAAGAATATGCTCCATGTTCAATCGCCAAATCTTTTGACGATGTCAATGCAGCAAAATAGATTGTTTCAAAAATTTCAGTTTGTAATCTATCCGCCTCTTCACTTTCAAATGGTAATTTAACCATACAAAATACGTCAGCCAAACCTTGAACTCCTAATCCAACTGGTCTATGTTTCATGTTTGAACGTTTTGTCTCCTCAGTTGGGTAAAAGTTCAAATCAATAACATTGTTTAGGTTCTTAACTACTTGGTATACGTATTCGTAAAGTAATGCATGACTAAATTCTCCATCAAGAATGTATTTTGGTAACGCAATTGACGCTAAGTTACAAACCGCCTGTTCGTCAGGACTTGAGTATTCAATAATTTCGGTACATAGGTTTGAAGACTTGATTGTACCTAAATTCTTTTGATTTGATTTGTAATTCGCAGCATCCTTGTACAACATGTATGGTGTACCTGTTTCAATCTGTGAAGTTAAAATCGCGTCCATTAATTTTCTCGCCTTTACAACTTTTCTTGCTCGACCTTCTTTCTCATATTTTTCATACAATTCGGTAAACTCTTGAGTGAAGTTATATGGGTCATCGTACGCATCAGATAAACCCGGTGCTTCGTCAGGTGAAAATAATGACCAATCACCATCTTCCTCAACTCGTTTCATGAATAGACTTGGTGTCCACATTGCTAAGAATAAATCTCTCGCTCTCATTTCTTCTTTACCGTGATTTTTTCTTAAATCGATAAATTCAAAAACATCAGCGTGCCATGGTTCAAGATATATTGCAAAGGAACCTTTTCTTTTCCCTCCTTGGTTAATCCAACGAGCAACTTCATTATAGGTTTTCATCATTGGTAAAAGACCGTCGGATTCTCCACCCGTTCCTTTAATATAAGAACCTTTTGCTCTTACATCGTGAACATGAAGACCGATACCACCAGCCCATTTAGAAATTTTAGCAACGTCTTTGATTGTGTCAAACAAACCATCGATATCGTCTCCTTTATTACCAATTAAAAAACATGAAGACATTTGTGGTCTACGTGTACCTGCATTGAATAATGTTGGTGTTGCATGTGTATAGAAGTGTTGAGACAGGTCATCATAAATTCTTAATGCCATATCCAAATCTCCATTACAGATACCCACTGCAACTCTCATGTACATATACTGAGGTCTTTCAACAATACGTTTACCAATCTTTAAAAGATATGAACGTTCTAATGTTTTAAAACCAAAGTAATCGAAATCCAAATCTCTTTCTTGTCTAATTGCACCATCCAAAACTTCTCTGTTTTGGACCACGAATTGGTAAACCTCATCAGCAATTAATGAAGACTCAACTCCCGTTTTTGGTTCATTAAAAGAGTATAACTCTTTAATACATTGAGAGAATTTTTTAGGTGTTGTCTTATGTAAATTAGACACGGCCAATCTACCGGCCAATTTTGCGTAGTCAGAATGTGATGTTACCAACGATGCTGCGGTTTCTGCTGCAAGTATATCTAATTCGGATGTCGAAATACCATCATAGATACCTTGTGTTACCTTTAAAGTAACCAATGTTGGGTCAATGTATTCTAAGTTTAAATCATCACAGAAGTGTTGAATTCTTCGTGTGATTTTGTCATATCTCATTTCTTCTAATGAGCCGTCTCTTTTTCTTACTTTCATGTCTTAAATTTAAAAATCAATGTCATCAAATGATGTATCCATATCTTCAATGGATGTTGTGTTGTTTACTCCCGCTTTTTGATATTCAGCCACACGTTTTTCAAAGAAATTAGTTTTTCCTTGTAAAGCAATGTTTTGCATGAAATCAAATGGGTTTTCTGAATTGTATACTTTAGAACAACCTAAAGAATCTAATAATCTGTCAGTAACAAATTCAAGATACTGTGACATTAAATCTGAATTCATACCAATTAAACGAACCGGTAATGCTTCGAGAATAAATTCTTTCTCAATCTCTAATGCTCCACAGATAATTTCTTTAATTTTCTTTTCACTAACTTTCTTTTGAATGTGGTTATTGTGAAGATGACATGCAAAGTCACAATGCATTCCCTCATCACGAGAAATTAGTTCATTTGAAAATGTTAATCCTGGCATTAATCCACGTTTCTTCAACCAAAAGATTGAACAAAATGAACCTGAAAAGAAAATACCCTCAACTGCAGCAAACGCAATTAATCTTTCAACAAATGAACCTGATTCAATCCATTTTAACGCCCACTCTGCCTTCTTTTTAATTGCCGGTACAGTTTCAATTGCGTTGAATAATTTGTTTTGTTCTTGTTTGTCTTTGATGTATGTGTCAATCAACAACGAATAAGTTTCACTGTGAATGTTTTCCATCATAATCTGAAAACCATAGAACATCTTCGCTTCAGTATATTGTACCTCGTTAACAAAGTTTAATGCAATGTTTTCGTTTACAATACCGTCAGATGCGGCAAAGAACGCCAATACATGTTTTACAAAATGTTGTTCGTCGTCATTTAGTTTGTGTTCCCAATCATAAATGTCTTGTGCTAAATCAATTTCTTCGGCAGTCCAGAAGCATGCTTCTTGTTGTTTGTAAAGTTTCCAAATGTCATTATGTTCGATTGGAAATAAGACAAAACGGCCGGGATTTTCTTGTAAAATCTTCTCTGTCATGTTTGTAATAAATTAGTTACGGTTTAAAAGTTCTTGTTTTCTTTTGAAAGCTTCAGCTGCTCTCGTTGTGTTTGATTTTACTCTTTCTTCTTGGTGTCCGAGTAAAGTTGTTTGTGATTCGGTATCGATTACCAAGAATTTGTTGTCAAATTTACAATTCGACCAAATGATACCATCGGCTCCAATTCTTGATTTCAATAAAGTCATTGTTGCAAGATTGTGCTCTTTTTGTTCTAAAGTTTTACCAACTGATAAAACTACGTGACCAATTTGTGCTTTCTTAATTGAACCACCCATTTGGTCTGTGGTAACAACTTCGGATGAAATAGATTCTCTATTACCTTGAGTTGCTGTCCAAATTGCAATATCAAATTCACTTGTCATTGCTTCGAGGTTTCTCATTACGTTTCCTTCCCCTTTCCATTCTTCACCAAATGCCGACCTTTCAGGAGAAATACAATCTACATAGTCAATCACTAATAAATCAATCTTTTTACCATCAGAAATATGTTTTCTGATTCTTGATTTGATTTCAGAAATCGTAACCGAGTCACTTGGTAATTTTACAATACTAAGTGAACCCTCACTTCTTGACTGCATTTCCTCAACCATTTGTTTAACCTCATCTTTATTGTTTGGTTGTTCATCAGGTTCGATACCTGACCAAATGGTATAGTGTTTTCTTTTAATGTTTGAGGGATTATCCTCAAAGAAAATTTGTAACACGTGGAAATCGTGATTAAATGCTGTGTTACAGAATAAGGTTAACAAGGTTGTTTTACCAGTACCTGTTGGTGCTAATACTACTCCAAGTTCACCTCTTCCTAATCCACCTTTTAATGCAGAATCTAAACCGTTTATACCCGTTGGAATTGGGTGTCTGTTGTCTTTTTCAAGTGCAGAATCGATATCATGGAAAACGTCCATAGACTCTTCAGGTGGAATACCAACCTGCATTGCCTTTTGAATAATACCCTCAATTGTGTGGTATGATTGGAACGAACCTTTATCGATAATTTCTTGGACCTTTTTAAGTTCCTTTTTTAGATTCTGTTGTTTACAGAAATTAAGTGCTTCATCTTTTACTAAAGATGAATCGGTTGTGTTATCTTTAATATTCTCAATCGTGTCAAGATGTATTCTTGCACTTTCTTGAGAACCCAATTCAAGAATGATTTTTTGTGACAGACTATCGTAGTTTGGAATCTTATTGTACTTCATATAGAACTCCTTAATGTTCTCTGTGATGAACTTAAAAGAGTTGTTATCAAAGTATTTGCTTTCAATAACGTCAATAATAGTTTCTCCGTATTTCTTATCCTCAATAATTGACTTTATTAATGATTGTTGGAACGATGTTCCTAAAAATCCAAAATTCTTTTCTGTCATAATTTTTTTTTGTTTTTTATAATTGGTAGTTTAAATATGTTGTTTCCAATTCTTCAGATGATAAAATGTCAGTCAATTCTGACAGGTATCTCTTTAAATGTGGACGAATGTCGACCGTGTACCTTACCTTTGGGTGGAAGATATCAGCGGCAAACATCCTTTGAATAAATACATCATCACCCATCTTAATTACCAACAAAAAGTTTTCTTTTTGTTCGTCTTCTTTACTTTCTGCAGGACTCAAACCGAAGAAATATTCACGATTCTCATGTAAATAATCCAATGTTTTTGTTTTTAAATCTTCACTAATTTCTTCACAAATATTTTGGATATAATAGTGTAAATCTAGTGAACGTCTAGCTTGTGAATTATGCTCTCTTACGTTAAAGAAACGTTGGCAAATAATGTTTCCTTCGAGGGTTAAAAGGAATTCGAATTTAGTTACGTCTTGATTACTCATTTGTTTTAATTTTTATTATTTTTTTATTTTTTTCTTTTCTTGTTAGTCTTAGAAATGGATTCAAGAAATTAATCCAAGCGTTATCAGATTTTGGTAAGAGAAGAAAAATCCCATCTTCCATCATCATCTTCATTGTGTTTTTATAGGAACGACCTTCAGGGTCCATTACATCCTTCATAAGAGACATTATTGATTCTTCTGCCTCTTGGGTTAAGAATGGTTCATCGAGACTCACAATTCGTTTATTTACGTTGTAAAACTCTTCACCCAATACTCCGTGTTTGGTTACTCCCGTCATTAAGTTTTTAATTAGATTGTTGTCACTATCCTGTTCAAACAGGGTATTGAATCTTTCTAACAAATCCTCCATGGTTAATGGGTCGGTTTTAATTTCAGGGACAAGAGCAATTAATCTCCTAACTCCTAAATTTTTAATACCTGCAATGTTATCTGAAGGGTCACCACACATAATTTTTACAAGTTTAATATTCTGAATCAATATTTCCTCGTGGTCGTAAACGAACTTATCATTTAGTTGATAAATTCTGTTGTGTGATGGATTTAATAAGTGTGTTCTTTCAGAAACAAGTTGGGTTAAATCTCCATCCGATGAATAGATTAAAATCTCTTCGTTAGAATGTTGAGAATAATATGCAATACAGTCATCTGTTTCACAAAATTCAAATTCTCCTTGTCTAACAAATAATTCTTCAAGATACTGTTTAACCCTGTTTCTTTGATTTGTGTAGGAACCCATTTCTTCTTCGGTCCTGATTCTACTTTTTCTATTTTCTTTATAGTGGTGGTAGAAACGTTTCCTTGACGCAGAACCTTGTTCCCCGTCCCAAAAAACTACAATTTTGTCTAATCGATGATTTTCAATTAATCTTCTAAGTGTGTTGATGAAATGATATAACCCTCCTATGTGTTCTCCTTTATAGAAGTAGTTTTTCATTCCATAAAAACCAATAGTTAATAAATTATCACCGTCAACAAGTAAAATGGGCATTAGTCTTTTATTTTATTATTCTTCAATATAGTTGTCAATTTCCTCTTCCAATACGATTTCACCTGTTCCCGAAAGAATAGCATTCCAATATTGTGAATAATCTTTTTTGTATACTTCTAACGCCTCTTTAGTATCATCAATGTAACCTTGTGGTACCGCGATTATTTTACCATCCTTAAATTGAATACCGTTTACGTGGTTTTTCAAAATGGAGATTTTTGTTCTAATTGCGTAAGATACGGTTCTTCCGTTCTTAGTTGCCGTGATATGGTTGATTCCCGCTTTCTTTTGGTTACCAAATAAGAAAACCAATGAAGACGCTAACCATAATGCTTCACCACCTTTTGCTTTAATCTCAGGTTGACCAAATGGATTGTCAGGTAAATCTACCCATGGTTGGTTAATAACCACCATTGTGTTATAGTATGGGTAATCTTCTTTTTTAGATTTAGAAATTCGTGAATGGATACCCATACCGATTTTATCTGCCAAAGTCGATGCGTTATGCATTTTACCACCTTTACCTTCAAATGTCATTTTACAAGGGATTGAACCCACACTATCCCAAAGGAATAATAATGAATGAGGGATTTCACCTTTTTCTTGCGCATCTAAGATGTCGTTAATAAAATCAGTCGCTTGTTCGATGTAATCAAAACTGTCGTTGAAAATGAAGTCACCTTCCCATTCACCGTCAGAATTTTTTGTTGCTTGTAATCCTAACTCAACCGCATGTTCCCAATTCCATTTTTTCTCTGTAATAATGAATACAGGAATATGTCCTTTCTTTTGAGCGTCCGCTGCAGCTAAGATTAATGCCGTAGTTTTTGATGAGTTACTATGTCCTAAAAACATACTAATCCCACCCATCACAGGACCCGGTAAACCGCAAGCTCTTAAAAACGAATCTCCACAGAAGTAGAAATTGGTTTCTTTATATTTTGTTTTCGTGGAGAACTTCTCTTTGAAGTTGAATTCCTTCTTTGCTATTTTTGCCATTGTCTATGTTGTAGTGTTTTTTTTGAAAAAAAATATGAGCATGGACACAATGTCCAAGTTATTGTCCAAGTAAATGTCCATGCTCAGTTAAATTAGAATGGTAAATCGTCTTCTCCTTCAGAGTCTTCTTGTGCGTCGTAAACAGGTGCTTTCGGTTCTGATTTAGACGGTGCTGATGGTGAACCGATTACGGTTTCTTCTGATGAATTTGATACCCATTTTTTAGTTTCAGAATCCCATCTTGGAACTTCTCCTTTTGCTACCATCTCAAGATAGTCTTCGGATTTTTTAGAATAAACGTCTGACCAAGTCAATTCGTCATTAATCCAAGAATTTACGATTTCTGAATCTGTATGTAGTGGTGTTGCGTCTTCAGGGATGATTGAAGTGATTGCTGTGTAATCTTTACCGTTACCAGCTTTAGTAAGACCAAGGGTGATAATTAAATCACGTCCTTTTTGAGGGTCGGTGATGTCACCTTTGTTTTTGAATAATGGGAAGATTTTATCTAATACACCTTCACTTTTAGTGTTGTGTTTAAATCTCCAAAATTTAACTCCGTCTTGTTCGTTTTCTCTGTCGATAACTTTAACGACGTAAAATTTACGAGCTCTGTAACTACGAGCAAGAACTTTATCTGCTTCCAATCCGGTCATCATTAACCCTTCATAAACTTCGTTTAATGGGGAACGTTTACCTTCTTGTTTTGGGTCATAAAGTTTTACCCAATTTCCGTCTACTTGTACTTCATGGAAGTAAACTTCAACGAATGGAGAACTACCATCATTGGTTGGTAGGATTCGGATACGTTTTTCACCACTTCTTGCACCTTTCGGTAACAATGTAGTAAAATACTTTTTTAATCTGTCTTCTTGAGACACCTTGTTTGAGTTGCCGCCAGCGGCTTGTTTGTTTTTCTCGTACTGAGCCAGTACTGCTTCGAATGATGACATAAAATTTAAATTTAAGTGTTAAAAAATGTTTGTATGTAAAATATAGACAAAAAAAGTCGAATTACAAAATCCGACTCTCTTTTTTTTTAAAAATAGTTAAGAAGGAGTTTACTCCAATGTTAAAAGATACTTTAATTTTTGGAATAAACCTAACATTTCGTCACGAATATTCAATAAATTTGTATCTACCGGGTCTAAATCATTTGTAAATTCAACAAAAGCTTGACAAATTGTTTCCACCATTTCTGTTGGTTTTACGTCAGTTAAGTTGAATAATTCAATTGTTTTGGTTTCTTCATCTAATGTGAATCTACCATATTTTCCCATCGCCTCTTCCACAAAACTATCCATCAAATCTTCCAATTCGTCTCTAGTTTGTGCAAATGCATTATGTCTAGCATATCCTTTGGTTTGCCAATGGAATATTTTTAATTGTGCGTGTACACCCAATAATAGGTTCACTTTAGAATTTAAGGTCATTGTCTGTTTCTCCTTCTGGGTTAAAGCTATTTCTTATGACATCTGTTGAATAGTCGTCGACATCTTGTTTGGTTAAAACATATTCGTTTTTACCGGTTTTTTCCATTTCTCCTTGTTTTTGCGCAAAGAATTCTTGTGGATTTTGATTAAATGGATAAGAGTCAAAAGAACGTAACTCAAGTTTTTCTTCAGGAGTCTTAGGTCTCATCGTTTCAATTTTTGTTCCAAGTTGGTCAATTTTACTGATAACGTTATCCATTTGTGATAATTTTTGTTCTAAGTCGTTTAACTTAGTGAATACAGTATCCATTTTACCAACTACCCCTGAATTTTCAGATTTGGTATCATCCATATCTTTTTTGATTGATTTAGTCATATTAACTAAATCTGTGATATCGATTTCTTCGGTATCTCCACCTTCAGGTGCTCCTGTTTCAGGTGCCGGTGGTAATTCTCCCGCGGGTGCTGGAGGTGCTCCCGCATCAGCTGGCGCTCCCGCATCGGGTAATGGAGGTAATTCTCCTTCGGGTGCAGGTATTTCCTGTTCACTCATTAATTTCCCCGTATACTTATTAATTGCTCTGAAACGAGCTACTTCTTCGAGTAATTGTTTTTCTAATTTGTTTTCCATGTTCTTAATCTTGTAAAAGTTGTCTACCGTCTTCGGTAATGAATTTTTTATTTATTCTCTCAACAATACCATCTTTAGACCTAATAACGTAACATTCGCCAGTTTTTAAGTCACACTCTTCTCTTTCCATTCCATCATTTGAAATAGATTTAACATTTTTTGGATTCATGAAACTATCCAAAGTGTTATTTATTTTTTCGTTGTTCATAATAGTATTTTTCTTTAATAAATATCCAAGAAAACCAAAAACATTCGGTTTTTACATTTTAAAATAAACGACATCCCCATCATATAACCCCAATTCAGTCATGAGTTGGTTTGACATACCCATACCATATTCAGTTGAGTTCGGACCAACACTAACAGGACCGTTTGCAATGATGGTTCCTAATGAGCCATCCAATTGATAACTTGGGTTGAGTACTGTTGTTTTACCGTTTTTAGGATTTTTAAATGTAGTAACCGCAGTTCTAATTTTTGCCTCATTAACGATTCTAGATAGTTGGAAAGTTGATGTGTAGAATTTATATGTTGAATCTTTGATTGTTGACCATTTGATTCCATTCGCCAAATTCATTGTAGTTTCATCATTAAGAGTATAACCCGAACTACCCATTCTAACAACAACTGTTCTTAACCAAGTTTCTCCGTTGTTTTCAACTTTTTGAATTAATCGTTTTTCATTATATCCATTATATGGTATTCCATACTCGTTTATTCCAACCTCATTTAATATATTTTCACCCGTTATTTTTTTGTTTTGTCTATCAGTTACATATGAAACTTTGTTATAAATAATAACCTCATCTGTTTTTGTATCGGTAGATGCTCGTTGTTTCAATATCGCACGTGCTTTAGATGAAATCTTATCAAACAATATACGATAACTTGATAAGAACGAATCTCTTGGGTCGGGTAATGAAGTATATGGTAATCTTGTACCAGTGAATGTGGTGCTAATCGTATTTCCTTTAATATTATGATTTACCTCAGTAATCCAATATGAACCCCTAAACATTGGTATATTTTTTAAATAGAAGAACATTGTTGGTTGAATCATCACATTCCCCATACATGAAACCTCACATTTATATGATGCTTGTTTATAATAATCAAATAAACCAACATCCACGTTATGTGCCCCTGCTCCTGATTGTGACCTGGTTATATCCTCTAAAACTTGAAACGATTCTGATGTGTTCTTAATTGAACTTTGGTCCAATTGAACTCCCTTAAAAATTCCCTGATTTTGGTCACCAAAACTAACTTCGAACGCAACCACTTTATTTGATTTACTTAAATCATTCGTAGTGAAACCTTGTAGTGATGTGACAACTAATGGGTTGTTATTCACCGAACCAAGATGGAAACTATCGTCCGTAAACTTATACGGTTTACTGTTTGACATATCGGGTCTTTTTGATGAATTACCAACCAATTGAATAATAACTTTTGGTGACGACTCTTGGTAATCGACCTCTAAGAAGGTACCGAATAAATTTTTAGCAACATTTTTAGATGGGGTTATTTTAGATTTGGTACCAACATTAGTCCCATAAAAATTAACATAAGCCGGTAATGCCCTCATATCGAGTCCGGTTCCTTGTATTAACATCGATATCGCGGTGTATAAACTAACATTTGCGTTTTTCGGGTCAACCAATGGTAGAATTCTATCTAAATTCAAATAAAATTTATCTCCAATATCCCTATTTGCTTTATCTAAGAATAAAAATTCTTCTAAAAGTAATCTTTGTCCTATTGAATTACCCGCGGTCCATTTGTCATTAAACGACTTAAAGGTATTATACATCTCAAGTTTAAGGTCATTAGTGTTATAACCACCATATTGACGTATTCTATTTGATGTATTGTTTTGCGGAATAGCATCGTTTGAACTAAGTTTATTTAAAAGTTGTGTTAAGAAAATTGTTAGTCTGTTGTTCGCTCCTCCAGCAACATTTTGTGATGCCGGTTTTCTGTTTATAATGGATGTATTTAAATAATCACTAAACGCAGTTGGGGTATTGACTCCACCGGCAGTAATATAACCACCGTATATCTGCGCCATTGGTCGATATCTGATGATATTATCTTCGGTTAGTTTGATGTCATTTACAACAAAGAAATTAAAATAATGGTTATCGATATCCTCACCAATGTATAATCTAATTAGTTTTTGATTCGCAACCGTATTGTCTAAAACATCGAATGGTTGAACCGCGTAATTAATTAATTGGTCCGCACCCTCCGAACTATTCGCCATACCAAAAAGTATGTATGGGTCAATTTCTTTTGGGTTCGCCATTGAAAATTTGATTAGATTTTCATTTGACAATAACCCTCTTGTGATAAACTCAGCGTTTTTAGTTTGTCTTTCGGTTAACGATGTTATTAATTCATCGATATTTGTAGTTTCGGTACTTTGTTTATTGATTACCGATAAACTTTTTAATATATTTTGAAATTTAGAATAATTTATATTTTGAAACGGTTCGTATGGTAATTCAGTATTTTGAGTTTCGGTTGCAAATTCTAAAAATAAATCTTCAAACTGTTCTAAAATTTTAGGACTAAAAGTTGCAATTAAATCAATTACTTTTTTCTGATTAGTTTGTATTGAAAATGTATTTCCCGTACTTCTAATGTATTCAGAATATGAAGGGAATGTTTTACCAGATAAATCACCGTTTATTGAATCTTGTGAAAACCAAATTGTTCTAAAGTTTTTTTGTTCTGTTGGTATAAAAAACTGACCGTTTGGGATTGTTTTCATATTACCATTTGATGGTAACAAAGTAAAACTTCTATTAAATTGTTGTTCCAATGAACCATTTGTAAAATACAACTCATTATTAACAACAACATCCCAATTATTTAAATTATCTCGTTTACTATTTCTATGTAAAATATATCCATCACTAGTTTTTCCACTATAGTCTGATGTTGTTCCATCGTATTGTACAAACCCATTTACAATCTGATTATAAATTGACTGATAGAACGGAGAAACTCCCACATTGTTATAGTTTGCGTGGTTTACGTTTACCGTTGAACCTGTTGTACTTCCAACAATCGGAGATATGTCAAATGTTAAATTTAAACCATTATCAAAAAATCCACTACCGTCTATTGGTTGAGTTAAATTACTTACGTTTACACATCCACCAAGAATGTCGGTACCGTCATTTAAATAAGTTTTATATCTATGATAGATTGACCCCCATTTTAACAATAAATGGTATGGAACAAAATGTGTTGCGGAAACTTCTCTAAACAATGATGACATTAAAATAGATTTAGACGCAAATGGTGCTCCTTTACTATATGATATCTGGTCATCCAAATCCAAAAATGGTAATGAATTTAATAAAAGATAAGCAGAACCTTTATATTTCGCATATTTTGTTGAATTACCAAAATCACTCAATAGTTGATTGTGAAAGTAAGGAGTGTTCAACATGTTAACGGTTGTTGTACTTGCAGGGATAAACGGTACAAGACCAACTGCAGATATTGCAGGATTCGTAATCCTCAATTGTTGGTTGAATATATTTTCAGTATAGTCCGGTTTAACCCACGATTTTGAATTTACAAAAGAGGTGATAAAACCTTGAGAACTATCAACATTTAATAAACCGTCAAATTTTAAATTTTCTCTTTTAAATGTACTTTGACCTAAATAACCCAAATATGTACCTGAATTAAATGGGTAGATATTGTAACGATAATCTTCCGCTTCGTAATTTATTAATTCAGTGTTTAATGCGGTTTGATTTAAATCACCTTGTTGTGGTGAATTAACGTTATAACTCTCCAATTTAAATGGTTGGTCAAACGTGTTTATAATATAGTCCGTTGTTGGTAAGTGGTCTTTAAAGTAGTTAAACTTATCGTATGGTGATAATCCGGGGAGGTATCCACTAAAACTATTTGATTGTCTTTGTTTTCCGTTTAAATCTAAAACAGGGACACCTTTTTCATCCGTTAATGGTACCGATTTTTGAAAACTAATTAGGTCAGTAATACTTCTTAATTTTTTTACAAAATCAATTAAATCAATATCTTCATTAATGGTTCCTTTAATATTATTAAATTCTTCGTCTGCTAAAATATTTAAGAAGTTTTGGTTAAATGAATCTAATAATGTGATATATTTTGCTCTTTCGTATAATTCGTAAACAAATGATGAGTATGAGGTATCGTTATAGGGTAATGTACCGTTAATTACATCAATACCACATATGTCCTCAATTTTAGTCTCATCAGCGTTCGTTTCGAACAAGTATCTTGTGTTGTTTCTTGTTGGTTCATTTTTAACGTTTGATTCGTCCTTACCTGTAACAATAGTTATATAATCTTCAATAAATGCAACCTCAGGCCACAATGTACTGTCATTTGATTTTAATTTATTAATAAGTTCAGAGTCTCCGGGATACGCAATGACATTCTGTTGTGTTCCTGCAGTTGGTTTTTTAATTTCAGGCCATGGGTAAATTGTTTTATCACCCTTCGTTTCTTTTGATAAATTACCAATTAGTTTATATCTGTTATCTGCCGACTCAAACGCTTTATTGTGAACTTCTTTCATTAAACGAATGTATACTTCCGCATTTGCTAAAACCACCGCAAAAATATTTCTTATCGTTGGTTCAAATCCAAGAAGTTCAGGTTTTTTAATGACCTCATTCATTAATCTTTCAACATCATCCTCAACCTTTTTTCTTTGTTCTTCGTATGATTTTCTTAATTCAAATATATCTTCAAATAATTTATCAACACCTACAATTACAAAACCGTTTGCGTCTTTTTGATAATAGGAATTAATATCTTTTACACTTTTTAATGATATTTTTTGGAAATTACCTCTTGTTTTGTTTGTTAAATTTTGTGAAAATAAAACAGATTCAGATAGTCTTTTACTGTAAGCAGAAATGTTTACTTCTAAAGTACCTGATTTAGTGTTACCAGTAATCCATTCTGTGGATGTCCTATCTTTATTCTTTGTTGGGGATAAATAAAACCAATTTTGTGTGGTTTCAGTACCATTTGCGGATTTAATTGTTTTAACAAAAATCTCATCAGATAAGTTAATTTGAGACCAAGCTTTAATTGAGCTTTCAAAGTTATCGATAAGTTCCTCAACTTCTTTAAGTCCTTGGAATATATCCATACTAACTTGACTAAAGACTTGTTCTTCTAATATTTTATCTAACGATTCGGCAACATATCCTAAATCTTTTAAGGTCTTAACTGGAAATCCTTTTGGGACTAATCCCTTTTTTTCGTATTGTTTGTAAATTGATTTTAAAATGGCGTAACCTCTTGACCCTCTTGTTACTTTTTTCTCGTAAACATTTAAATTTGTGTTCAATGTAACCGGAGTATTATTTTCGGTCATGAACATATAGGGACAGTTGATTATTGACGAAAGAGAAATGTCATTTAAGTATGCAAATGTTGAACCAACGAATGTTGTTGATACTTCAAAATTACCATTTGTTTCATTAAATTTTGAGGTGAATTTGGTCATATGTAAACGATATCTAATCGCCTTACCATAATAACCTTTAACAGTTAAATAAAATATTGGCCACGGTAAATGGAAAAATGCGTTGTATGGTGAATTTTCTGCATTGTCAAAAAGAGTTTTACCTCTCACATCAATAAAACTAATATTGACTTGAGGTACAAAGTTTGCTCCCTTAACAGAAATGGTGATTGAATCAATACCAAATGTTTGTCCTGACGGGTCTTTAAATTGTGAATCCGTAAATGCGAAATCTTTACCGTTTCTGTAGTTTGATTCCTGACCTTCAATCGGTTTTGGTAAAAAGGTATCGGTCCAACTTGCGTCGAAATTACCGTCACCCGTTTGATTTCTAAGGAAATTTAAATTACCCTTCGCAATACTAAGTAAAGTATTTCCTTGATTATTATCGGCAATAAGAGTTGTTCTCGGAACAATATCTGCCTCCAAGTTAGCATACATTACTAAGTTTTCCTGTTTAACCCCTCTTTCTTGTATTTCCCCGCTAGAATTAACTACACTATTTGGGTCTACATAAATAAGGTTATTTTGGTCTACTTTTACAAGTATGTTCTCACTATTTGATAAATCGTTATTGCTGGCCATAATATAGGTTATACAATTCTACATTTCTTTTGTAATCTTGTAAAGAGGTAGTCAAAGGAAATGGTACCCTTAATATAAAATTATCAGGTATATTAAACTCTAAACTACCAGCCAATGGATTTGCTTGTAATATTAACCAACCAAAAACAGGGGAACCATAATATTGTTCAGATAGTTTATCTAATCTATCTTTTCCTCTTTTAAAATATGCGTACTTGTCGGTAGATTTAATTGGTATTTCAATACCCGGAACGATTCTAAAACTAGAATCTTCTATAAAAAATTGATACCTGTCAAAATATTGTCTACTCATTACTTCTTAACAACTGGTGTTCTGTAAAAATTTAATTTATCTGTAACCGATGTATTATCTGAATTAACTTTATTTAGTTCATCAGTTATTGTTGCATTGGTTTCTTCTATTGGTGCGTCTTTACCAAATTTAATATCTTTATCACTTTTTCTTGATTTGAATTTAGTGAATTTAAAATTCTTTTTTTCTGGTTTTACAACAAAATCATTTACTCTTTTAGTTAACTTTTTAGTTAAACTACTTGGGTATAAAACGGTATCGGTAAAACTATCCATCATCGCTTTTACTATTGAATCTTCCGCGAAGAATTCTTTACTGAACGATTGGAATTGAGTGTCGTCTATTACAGGGAAATTAAAATTAATTCCACTTGTAAGACTTTCATACATTTTTGTGGTATTGGTTTCAATATAATCAACGTTAGAACTATATTCCTTGTAAATCATATCAGCAGTAAAACCTGTTAAGTTTGACGTGATTGCCTTTTGGTCTTTTATTTGACCATCTTTACCATTTTTAACAATGAAATTAACTTTATCAAGACTCTTAATTAATTCGTTTCTTGCATTGTCAATTTCTTTGATTGAATCGTTTGATGTTATACTATTAACTTTATCTTCAATTGTTTTAATAAAAAATGGTTTTAATATTTTCTCGTTTGTATCAATTAATTTAGACCCCGTCATCTCTTTGTCGAACTTCAACATGTTCACCAAATATGTGTCCGATGATGAATTAATAAAATCAACCAAACCTGTTTTCAGTGCAATTGTTAATTTTTCAAGTTCATTACCTTGTTTAGATATTCCGTGTAGTGTTAATGTTTTACCCGGTGTTGGTGATGTTACATTGTAAACATCATATTTGTTTATCTCCAAATAAGTAGGTGACAACATCATTGTGGTAACATCTTTACCGTATTTGGTATAGATAGTGTTATATTTTGTTTCAAAAGATTTAAAGTAACTTTCTGTAGATTTAAATACGTCCTCAACTATTGTTTTATAACTTAAATCTTGGTCGGAAGGGGTACCAATGTACACAGAGTCTTGAATCTTGTTAGTGTTTTTATTTGGGTCTTCGGTCGGTTTTTTTGGTGTTCGTTCCATAAGTTTTTGTAAAAACTCTTTAGTGAACACATCCGCT